GTAAAAAATGATTAAAACCCCGGGTACAATCATACCACCCCACCCCCATAAAGCTAAATTTAGGCGAGATATGAGCTTTTTTATTTGGCTGAAAACGGTCGGTTTGTCCTTTGGGTCCCAAACTTCCATTATACTAAAAAACTTGTCCAAAATTGAATGCTGAACCTCTGGGCCATAAAAGATACGTCTTTATTGTCCTTAGAGGTCAGCGGTGTAATAGAGTGTTCAGTGAAAGAAGGGAATAAAAGCATCATGTTGTTTGTACTTGGAATTCTAATAATTTTCCCGTCATCCATAAACAGCATGTCCGCTCCTTCCAGTCCGTCAGGTTTACTTAAAACCAAATTGAAAGTAAAAAGTGTATCTGCTGAGGCGTCTTTATGCCATCCATAATATCCACCGTTGTTATAGCAAATTACATGGAGGTTATATTTTAATGGCCTTAATAAAAATTTATACAAGCCAATGTTCTTTTGAAGAACAAAAGAGGTTAGTCCCTGGTGCATAAACATCTCATTTAGGGAATGTATGGAGGGAAGTTTGTCAGAAAATTTTCCCCAATTTTCCCAAAAATCAAATCCACCGCAAAACGAACTGTAAAACTCATTGGTAGTTTTCTTGCCGGGTCTTTCCCATTCTGAAGTTTTAAATCTTTCCCTGTTGTTAAGTAAATCAACGTATAATTGGTCCACCTTTGATTGGGGTAAAAAATTATCGCACGCTATGATGTTTGAAGAGAGCTGGTAATACTCCATTATTTCCTGTATTCCCCCATTTTGTTTTTGTTGTTGGTATATATTAGATTAAACGATATGGATCTTCGTTCCTGGTTGGGTGTTCTGAACGGATAAGCGGTGTGGTGCAGCCACGCGGGGAACACAAACATGTCCCCAACATGGGGTTTTATTTTTAAATTGTTTCTGTTGAATGCCTGGGGCGTTCCGGCTATGAACTGAATGTCCCCAACCGCTGGGTGATGGTCCTCCTTGTCGTACTCCGCATCCCTTCCTTCCGGTATCTTTAGGTATATGACACCTGACAGGTCCCCTGAGTGAACATGCAGTGGATTGAAGTCACCGGCCCACTGTGAGACAGCCCACATGCTTAAAATCTGGGCCCCTGTTATGTCCTCAAGTCCCAGTGTTATTTCACCAACTGGATTGTTAACCAAATAACTGAGGCTTACTATGTCTTCCGCACCACGGGGCTCGGCGCTAAGCATATGCTTCGCCATCGCGTTTATGATTCCATTCATGTTTTTTTCTTTTTCAATGAATTCCTTGTCTATCCTGAATTCTGATTTGACATTTCCGGCTAGATTATGGGCGTGGTCCTGCTCTTTCAATTTTTTTTTATCCGCTATTATCTTGTCACAGTAGTCATTGTAGTTGTCTATTACAAACTGGGGTACCTTGGTAATTAAAATTATGGGACCGAAAGGTATCAGTGTTTTAATTTCTATGTTAGTGTCTTGTTTTTTCATCCTTGTACTCCTGCAAGTTAACTACGTTTTTCTTTTCTTCCACCGTAACGTTAAACGCTACATTTATTCTCTCCTGAGAGCTCAAGTTAACTTCTACGTCATGATGCAAATAGGATGGCCAAACCAGTACGTCCCCGTCCGAAGGAGCATGTCCTATCTTCCCCTGATAAGGCATTCCGTCCGGAATCAGGTTATAAAGCTGTTCATGCGTATAGAATCTCACTGCTCCAGTATTTTCCGCCTGCACGTAATAAACTCCTGATAAATGACAGGAAGCCATGACGTGGTTATGGATCATGTTGGTGCTTCCAGGCTTGTTGACATTGGTCCAGTATTCAATGTTGACGTCAAACAATTTACTTGGAAAATAATTTTCAAGCCAACAGGCTACAATCATCCCAATGGGCTTTAATAAATCCTCTTCACACCCGTACTTTTTTCTTCCCCTCCAGCACAGTTCGTTGGATCCTCGAAGTGACTCAGGATTATCAGCCTGATGCTCCATTATTTCGGGCAATAACTTATCCTTTAATTTTTTCCACTGGGGATATCTCCAGTAAAAAAGCCTGGTTTCCTGTAAAGGTATTTTTGATACTGTTATCTCTTTTTGTTTCTTCTTTTCCATCTTTTAATTCTTTTTTTCTTCCCTATCTTTCTTCTTCCTCTGTGCTTCGCTAATCCTACTTTTGCCATTTGTTATAGTGATTTAAAGAGCATTTCGGTCCACAAAGGAATATTATACCATATTTTTGTTCTGGATTAAACCTTTTACTTGCCCAATAAAGCATTTTTTTGAACCACGTACCGCATTCCCCGCAATAAAATTCAGGGCCCGGTCGCACCGTCCCAGGTTTAAACTCCGCAGAGGCCTTCACACTCATCCGCAAACTCCTCATCAAATGTTTCACCAAACAGGCTTCGCTGCTTCTTCGGTTCCAGAAAGTCTATGTCCCTCAATGGCTTCGCCGATTTATGAAGGTACAGCTCGGCTGTCGTGTTCTTCAGTCCGTGCCTTATCTTGTCATCAACCTCGCAGGCGTCCTCAAAATCCGTCGGATAGTTCTTCTGCATGTTTTTCCACTGGTCGTTGTGGTGGTATGGACACCCTATGCAGGATGACTTACCCGGCATTGGATGCTTCTTCATGTCACGGTACCACTGAAGACAGTCCGATCTTGACATTTTCATTTCAATGAGCGGCCACCTTGATTCAATCCAGTACATCCTTGCCTTCTTCATTCGCATGGCTTCGTCAGTGGATATTCCAATCCACTGTTCCACAATTGTTCCTTTCTTAACGCGGTGGCGTGGTTTTATGCCAAGGATCCTTCTCATTTCCTTCTGTATGGGAATGACCTTGTAATCATGCGTGCACTGCCTGTACAGCATTCCAACCTTTCCACCGGGGCGTGCCGCAAACAGCGGAGGATTGGGTACGCGTCCGGCGAAAGATTTATGTTCCTCATTTGACCCCTTAGTGGGATTCGCCGCGCGAATAAGATCCTCACGGATGTTGCTTCGTTCAACGGTAATGAGGGGGCATATCGTTATTGCCTTCTTAAGGTATTCAACGTGTTCGTAAACGAACGACGGCTCCCAACCCGTATCGGCAAAGATCATGTAATCCGGTTTGTGTTTTGTCAGTCCTTCCTGCGCCATGAGTGCGAGACAGGAAGACTGTACCCCTGCGCCGAGCGATAAAATACGCATGGTGGGCTCTCTTTTCTTTCCTTCCTCATCAAGGTACTCAGGTTCCTTGGTTGCAGCAACAGCTGCCATTGTATTAAGCGTCTTTTTATTAGGCTTAAGTTTCGTAGACATTTCCTGTAAAAGCTTTCTTCTCTCATATTCCATCTGCTCCGGGTTTATTGCAAATCCATGCTTGACTCCGTCAGCACGCTTCTTTCCTTGATCCCTGTATCCTGGCTTTTTCATTTTGCGTCACCCCAATTGTTTTTAGTTTTATACTCCACCTTGGTGGGAACTTCCATCTTTATGCAATTTTCCATTATATCTTTTATCTCTTTCGCCATTATATCAGATTTTACGCTGCAATTCAACTCATCATGAACTTGAATCAAGGGGATAACTCCCAGTTTTTCATATACATCAACCATGGCCTTTTTAGTTTGATCGGCAGCGGTTCCCTGAATTAACCTGTTCAACGCCTTGTAAGTTCCTGCTCTTTTAATCGCGCCGCCCCACTTAATGGCAGCTGCGGTATGCGTAAGGGCTTTGTGAAACACTGGCTGTTTGGTGACAGGATCAACTTCAAACCAGTTAGGTTCCCATAAATCAAACCTGCATCTTCTTCCAAGATAAGTTCTTATTGACCCTACCTTATTGGCTCTGAGCATAACCGCCTCGAGCATTCCCTGCATGAAAGGAACCTTCTCCCTAAATTGGGTAAGCATTTCCTTGGCTTCCTTGGGACTTATGTCCAAATCAACCGCCAGTTTTTTATAACCCATTCCGTACATAACTCCAAGTCCAATCGTCTTGGCCAATCTCCTGGGTATACCAGCCATTTCAGCGGTCTGTTTGTGAAAATCAAGTCCTTTGACAAAAGCTGATTTAACGTCTTCCGCTCCTGCGTTCTTGTTTAAAATTGCGAAATGGGTAAGAATTCGTGGCTCCTGCTGGGAATAGTCAGCTGACAGCCAGTCCTCCCCTTCCTCCGGAATGAATATCTTTCTAAGTTCCGATCCAAATTCATTTCTTATGGGCATTTGCTGCAAATTGGGGGCGTACATGGAAAATCTTCCTGTTACGGTTCCACCCACAAATCCTCCCGCATCTCCCCTTATTTGATTTATGTGCGCGTGAAGTCTTCCGTTATGAATATATCTTGCAATACCGTCAATAAAAGTTCCCTGTAATTTATTCAAGACTCTTGCTTTGGTAATCATTCTTGGCAATTCATGAGAATGTGTTTCAAGAAATGTTTGTGTAAAACTAGGAGCGCCCAGTTCAGTATGGGGATATTCCAGGTTAGCGCTGTCAAAAGCTGCGGCAACGGAACGTGCGGCCCACACCTGCACATTTAATCCTGTAAGATCCCTTATTCTTTTTAAGTATTGTTTTTCCTTGTTAAGTAATTTTCTTTTAAGCCCAAAAGCCTTATCCATGTCCACTCGCACGCCACGCTTGGTCATGTTAAATATAACACGGATTAAACGGCACTCCACATCATAGACGCGGTCAAGTTCCTCTTTTTCTATTTCCGTTATCAACCGTTCATGAAGACGCCATGTTAATTTAGCGTCAGCTTCCGCGTACTCGCCAACAAATTCAGCAGGCATTTTGAACATCTCTGCCTTGGGGTCCACACCCAGCTCTTCAGCCTTAGCCTTAAGAACTTTCTCGTCCTTGTACTCACCTAAAAATTCACTGACGATGCTGTTTAAAGCGTATGAAAACCTGTTTTCATCAAGCAGCGCCGCTGCAATCATGGTGTCATGTATGTATCCCTTTACTTCAATTCCTAAAACGCTAAGCCATCCAATATCATACTGAGCATTGTGGAATACTTTCTGAATGGATTCATCTTCGCATATTTCTTTTACGTATTTAAGGACAGGCTTCCTGTCCATATTTCCACCACCATCGTGGGCAATTGGGTAGTACGCAGTGAAATCACCACTGGATACGGCAATGCCTATGACCTTTCCAACCTGTCTTGGCCATCCTGGGCCCATTTTCTTTAGGTCTGTGTCACATGTTTCCAGGTCAACTGCCACTACCTTCTTTCCCTTCATTGAAGGAAACTCGGTAGGATGAACCCACTCTGATTTTATTTCGTCCCGGTTAAATAGATCCATTGTTCATTTCTCCTGCTATCGCCATGTATGCCGCACCATCAACAAAATCATCCAGGTTAAAATCGCCCATGGTGGAGCGCGAAATCTTAAGCAAGCACATCATTACAGCCACGTCACCTGGCGTTATTTCCTTCATTGTCTTTAGTTTGTCATCAAGGAAAACACTCCATAAATCAGCTATTTGTGAATGATTTTTAAAGCAGTCACCGTGGGTACTCTGTCTTTTGCTGCTAATTAATTCAGAAGCTTTCTTCAGTATTTCTTCTTTAGTCATAGTAGTCATAGTATAAATCCCCCATATTCTGATCGAACTATATGCAGTGATTTTTTGGCTCGTGTCACGGCCACATAGAAGGCTCTGTTTGTGTCGTCGGAATTAATTTCCATTTCGTCTCTATTGGCCCTTGATAAGTCTGTCATGAGCGCAACATTATCACACTCTCCACCCTTAGCCATGTGAATGGTGCTCAAATTTATTTTTGCATCGGCCCTTAAACCACCGTGCTTTTCCATGGACATTATGTATGACTTGTCCTGATCCCCTATGTTAAAGGCAATGTCCCAAGGATCTCCTGCACTAAGAAGTCCGTGGTGCATTACCAGTTCTTCCGCGTTGTAAGATTTTCCTTCCTCCAGTGTCTTAAGATTTTTAAATCCTCTTGCCACTCCAATGCCACTTTTTAAGTTTGAGTAAACTGAAGCAACATCATTATATGATATATCCTCAAAATCATTTAGCCTTCCCCAGGAATCTATTCCCCTGAGCAGGCTCTTGCTGACAGGGGGCTCCCCGTACTTAGTGTATGGAAGTCCTCTGTAACGCAATTCTTCTTCAAAATCCTTTAACATGTATTTACATGAAGCCAATAGAAGCCAGTTTCCTTCGCCCACATCCACGCTTCCGGGATAAGCATGAAATTGTAGATCCCCATCTTCATTCCGTGGATTCCATTCCTTCTCTCTTCTTTCCCTGATTCTTGTTACTATCTCCTGCGCTATCCTGTGAACCTTTGCCGGACATCTGTGTGACTGCTTTAAAACACTTTGGTTGCCTTTCATGTTTATAAGATGTTCAACGTCAGCGCCGGCCCATCTAAAGATTGCCTGGTCATCATCACCGCTTATGTAAACCCTTTTGGCGTTCTTCCACATCTTTTCGCACATGTCCCACTGTAATCTGGTAAGATCCTGCGCTTCATCCACAATGACAACATCAAGAGGGGGTGTAGGACCAAATTCTACATATTGTGATAGCATGTCAGTGAAATCACATTTTCCTGATTCGTATTTATATTCTTCCAGTGACCTATAGGCCCATATTAATTCATTCCAGGGATATTCTAAATTAGCTTTGTTATAGTAATCCTGAAGTTCCAGCCTTTGCATTCTTGATTTATTTATATCCTTTAAGTATTTATTGTCCGTGGTGAAAACTCCATTTCCATCCCAATCCATGCTAACTGTTTTTAGTTCCACACCATAATTATCAGCAAATTCCCTGTAATCATTTTTGTCCATTACTTCTGATTTAGTAAATCCAAGCTGTCTTTTACCAAAAGCATGAAGTGTACTGAAGTAAGGAAAATCATTATCAGTTAAATTAAATTTAGTCTTTGCCCTATCACGTGCCTCGTCGGTCGCTTTATTTGTAAAGCTGACAAAAGCAATTCTGTTGGGGGATGTGCCCTCTTTTAGTTCCCGGTCCACGATCCTTAGTAAGTTCT